CCTGAGTACCGCATTGCAATTAATCTCCAGCCTGGTGATATGTTGCTTGTCAATAACCACGAAGGAATTCACGGAAACGATGAACTTATTGGGGATGATAACGACCGTATGACGATCGTTGCATATTTCCGCGAGAAGATGCTAGATCTTAAATCGTACGAATATGAAAACCTTCGTAAGCAGTATGTTGACGAACGCCGTCTTAATAAAGATCATAAACTCCAGCGCCCTCTTTGGAATGGCGTATCTCCTGCTATGTGGGAAGATAAAGAGTGGTACGATTATATGGCTGCTCATAATATACCAGATCCTTATAAGCAAGAACAGAAATCAACACTCGAGGGATTCTATTGAAAATAGCTAAAATTTGTAATCAGTGGGAGCTTCCGTTTAACTTCGACCTAAAAAGTGAAGAGAACGTAAGCCTCCACAACCGTTCGTATCTTCATTATGCTGCTGAACACCCAGAGATGGTTTCGGCTAAGTGTTGGGCTACTAAGTGGCTCCTTGAAGATATTATTGATATGACTAAAACCTATACTGCTATCGAGTATATGGCAGGTATAGGTGTACAAAGTCTTTTGATTCAAAAACTTTTTAATCTAGAACTTCATGTTATGGGAGAGCTAGATGAAGGATGCGTTGAACATCTTTCTAGTATTGATTGGGAACATAAAGTAATTGTAAATTGTCAGGATGCTCAAAAATCTCTAATGGAAGATCATAATTTCGATTTGAAGTTTCTTGATCTACCTAACTCTAGTATCCTTCAGGTCACAACTAAGTGGAAGGATGGGTTCAGTAAGCTATTTGAATCTAACCCGAAGCTTGTTGTTTGGACAGATACATCTATTACCTATCCTATTTCTATTCATGGCGAGAAGTATGGTAATATTTTAAACGCTAAACTTGAAACAAAATTGGACTATATTAATGCATATTCAGCTTGGCTTTTTAAAAATTTCGGCTATACTATAAAGAGGGCTGCAATTAGAGGTACTAATGCTGTTTATTTTGCAGCAGTACCAGGATTAGTCAGTACTACTATTTCTAGTTTTCCTATCGCTACAAACGCAGATGGGTTTTATTTTATTGGAGAGGAAAAGAGTACTCTTGACGCATTCTTCTGAACAACTAATTGGACGCTGGTCACAACTTACTAATCAACCAGAAGTTTCAAATTTAACAAAAGGTATGGACTTTCGCGAGCCTCGTTATCGCCGCGAAGTGTTTTTGCGTTTCTATGAATATCATTTGAAATATAAGTCTCATCCAGGCGCAGTTTACTTTGCCTTTCCTTGGCTGGCTGATAAACTAAAGATGGATATGGAAACAAAGCTATGGTTTGCTTTTATCAATGGATGCTCTCAAAACATAGTTACAACTTATTTTATCTTTCAAAAATACCCTAATCTTAAAGAAGTTAAACTAGAACAGCTTTCTGAATGGTGGTCAGAAAACCAGCATAAGTTCAAGGCTGGTTCTGGATGGGATACTGATCGTAAATATTTTAAGTATGGTAAAACTGGGTTTCCAAACTGCGTTGCTTCTTATAAGCAGAACGTAGATAAGTTTGGGTCCCAGGTAGATATGTTTAATGAACTTAATAATACTGGTGATAAATATAAAAACTTCGAAAAGACATGGGACTATGTTCGTTCTAACTTTATGTCTTTCGGTCGCCTCTCTGCTTTCTCGTATCTAGAATATCTTAGGATTCAAGGGGTTAACTTAGACTGTAGTAGTTTATTCCTTGATGATATTGATGGGTCACGTTCTCACCGTAATGGTCTTTGTAAGGTTCTTGGTCGCGATGACTTAGATTGGTGGAAGCAGGATCTAAAATACAAACCCGAGACTATAGAGTGGTTGAAGAAGGAAGGCGAACTTCTCCTTGAAGAAGCCAAGGCTCGTTTCGGTCACCTCTATAAAGACGTTTCCTACTTTACACTAGAATCAACTTTCTGTTGCTATAAGTCATGGCACAGACCCAACCGTCGTTACCCTAACGTTTATATGGATATGTTTCATGATCGTATTAGATATGCAGAGTCAGAGTGGGGTCCGAACTTTGATTTATTCTGGGAAATGCGAAAAGACTGTCTTCCCCCTCATCTACGACAAGAAAATACGCCAGGAGATCCTGGACTTTCGAAAGAAAAGCAAAACCACTATCTATCTACAGGTCAAGTTATTATGATGGATAAAGAGTGGGAATGTTTTGAAAATGATTTTATGAAGCCGAAAGGCATTGAAAACTTTATGGAGTAGATATGAAAGTTATTGCGATTGGTGGTGAGCCTGGGTGTGGTAAAACTACTCTTATGAAACGTATCATTGAAGATATTAAACCTGAACCAAAGTATAACGAATTTAAGTTGGTTCCGTATCTACAAAAAGATAATATCTATATCCTTGGTAAGTATGAAGACGGTGAAGTATTTTCCGGCACCGATAGAATGTCTATGGCAGTTCAACCAGAGGCAATAAAATTCCTTGCTTATTTGACAAAAAATAGTATACTATTATTTGAGGGCGATAGACTATTTACAGCTTCGTTCCTTGAACACTGTGTAAACCTTTATGACACTAGCTTGATTTATCTTAAGACAGATCGTTCAATTCGTCAAGATCGTTATAAGGAAAGAGGCTCTAATCAAAATGAAACTTGGTTAGCTGGTCGTGAAACAAAAGTTTCAAACATTATGTCTAATTTCGCATTAATGTTTAATACAGAAACTTTTGCTAATAATACATATGAAGAACAAACAAACGTTTACGATGCAATAAAAAATATGATGGAGAATTATTATGGAAACTGAATATAAAGAAGCAGTAACTGAAGGTGTAGAACATAGGAATATTGAAGAGCTTATTAGTCTTTTGGCAAGTAAGACTGTCGAGAACAGAATTAATTATAAATATGCCGAAGATCGAATAATTTCAGATTTTCACGACTATATAGATTATACATATGGTCAGCACTACCAAACAGAAAATAACATTCAGTGTTTTGATGTTTGGATTGCTCTCGATGATGCTACTCCTACTTTCCGTAATACAGCTCTAAAGTATCTTTGGCGTTATGGTAAGAAGAATGGCAATAATAAAGAAGACTTGTTGAAGGTATTGCATTACACGCTTATGTGTTTGTATAATGATCACTATAAGGATGTTAAATAATGGAAATTAAAATTGATGTTGAGTTACTAAGAAAGCGTAAGCTGTTTATAGCCACCCCAATGTATGGTGGCCAGTGCGCAGGTATGTTTGCTAAGTCTACCGCTGACTTGGCTGCTATCTTTGCGAAGTATGATATTCCTATTCAGATGTATTTCTTGTTCAACGAGTCTTTGATTACTCGTGCGAGAAACTATTGCTGTGATGAGTTCATGCGCTCTGATGCAGAGCATATGTTGTTCATTGACTCAGACATCGGTTATAATCCACAAGACGTTGTCGCCATGATGGCTCTTCAGGCAGCAGAAGAAGATAAGTACGAGATTATTGGCGGTCCTTATCCTAAGAAGTGCATCAGCTGGGAAAAGATCAAGCGTGCCGTTGATAAGGGTGTTGCTGATGATGATCCGAACGTTCTTGAAAAGTTCGTTGGCGATTTCGTGTTTAACCCAAAGGGTGGGCAGCAGAGTATTGCCATCAGCGAGCCTTGTGAGGTTCTTGAAATCGGAACTGGTTTCATGATGGTTACTAAGAAGGCAATGAAGAAGTTCGCAGATGCTTATCCTCAGTATACTTATCGTCCCGACCATGTTCGTACTGAACACTTTGATGGTTCGCGCGAGATCATGATGTTCTTCCAGGCAGAAGTTGATCCTGCTTCTAAGCGTTATCTTTCTGAGGATTATTGGTTCTGTCAGAAGGCTCAACAGGCTGATATTAAAACATGGTTCTGCCCATGGATGAAGCTTCAGCATGTCGGTAGTTATATCTTTGGTGGTTCTCTTGCGGACCTTGCATCAATCGGTGCATCGGCTACAGCAGATCCTAGTCAGCTTGGCGGTAAGCCAAAAAAGAAGTGAGGTAGTATAATATGTTGATTC